AACGATTTGCATGAAAGCATCCCCCGGTGGAATCGCTGGTTCGAGATGCACAGCGACGCACAGATCAAGGACTACTGCTCAAGGAAGGCGGGAGTGCCATACCTGGAGGGGCTGTCAAAACTCAACTGCCCGGTCTACATGCAGAAAGTCCGCCCGGAGGTGCCTACCTCGGTGGAGTACCCCATTGAGAGGATGAAGACGCAGTTCGGGGATTACTTCACCAACAGCATCAGCTTCATGCTGGCGATGGCGATTGACGAAGGGTATCAGGTGATTCACGTGTACGGCGTGGACATGGCCCAGGACTGCCTAGCGCCCGACACCAAGATCCTCACCGCCGATTCTCAGTGGGTGCCCATCGGGGACGTGAAGGCCGGGACATCGGTATCAGCTTTCGAGAAGGGCGGCATGACCAAGGCCATGAACGCGACTGTCCAGAGCGTGAGCCGCATCAATCGGCCATGCCATCGGGTCAAGGCCGGGGTGGAGGTCATTGCCTCAGTCGGCCACAAGTGGCTCGTCAAGAACGGCCACCGCGAGTTCGTCAGGACAGACGCGCTCAGGGTCGGGGACCGCATCGTCTCTGAAGGCGGGACTCAGATCGTGACCGCCTGTGACTTCATCGGAGAGCATGAGGTTGTCGGCATCACCACCACCACGGGGACAATCATAGTCGAAGGACTGTGGTCATCGAATAGTGAATATCAAGCTCAACGTCCCTCTTGTGAGTTCTTCCTCGGCGTCGCCAAGGGTAGGGGCTGTGAAATCTACCTGCCCAAGACAAGCGACCTACTCAAGGTGCGCTGGATGTACGGCTATGAGGACGAGATTCAATCTTCGTGGGACGCCCGCGTAAACGAAATCTACACCGGCATTACCGGGAGGCTCACCCAAGCACAGCAACAGGAGAGACAAGCGCATGAGGCCATCCTGCAATACATGGGCGCACAGGACGCCATCAGGACGCTCAAGCGCATCCAAGTATCTTGACCTTCTCCCCTCCTTTCAGGGGCGGCGGCTAGTCTCCTTTCCTAGTCTCCGCCCCGAAAGCAGAAGAGTAGTGAGGTGACACATGGGATATTCGAGTCTGTTTGAGGATTCATTCGTACCCTTCGGCCATGGTAGCCTGACCGCAGGTGGAACACAGTATGGGACTGAGGCCACCATCACGGCGACCTCCAGCGGCACCTACACCGAGATCGAGAAGTACACCCTGCACTTCCCGACCAACTACACCATGGCTGAACTTGAGTGCTACCTGCAATGCGCCGTAGCGACGAGCATCGCGGGAACGGCCTTGACGAAGTGGCAAGCGTCTGACGACGGCACGAACTGGGACGACATCTCGGCGGTCACGACCTCGACCGCAGCGGCCTCAACTTCCTACGTTGACCAACCCGCGGTGTCGGGGGTCTGCTCCACGGGAACCTATCTCGCCATGAAGGCCAACCCGTTCTATCTGAGGCTGGCGATATGCCCGACCTCCACAGTCATGACGCCGAGCGCCAAGACCAAGGGAACATCCTACATCATCGCTAGGTACTGGATAGGCTGATGGGTACTGTAGTTTCGACGGCATTTCTCCGCGGCATGATGGACAGGTGGCCCATGGCCGATGACGCCTACTGGTTGGGTTCCTCCGACAAGGGCTGGAAGGGCATCTACTTCCCCGACCTCAAACTCTACCAGTACGACGCCACCACGCTCAGCATAGGCACCATCACCGGCGGCTCCTTCCTGGACATCTCGTCTGACGGCACCAAGACGACATTGCTTCCTGCCACCGGAGACTATCTCCGCATCGGAGACGCGGGGACTACCTCACGCTCACTCGCCTCCAATGACGACCTCTTTGTGTCGGGGAAGTTGGAGGTGGACGGCACCATCTATGTCGATGGTGGCGGCTACTGGGCTGGTGATTTCCAACTTGCGTCAACATATGCGATTGTTGCCGGGTGGGGGGTTGATACCAATTACACGCTGTTCAAGGCCAGGGACAGCGGTATTGGCAACGTCGAAATCGCCCGCCTTGTCGGTGCCGCCGACCCCTTCTGGCAGATAGGTCGCGACGACACCGGGGTTGCCCTAAACGCGGTCACTGACGGATTGGTCCTCCAGATGGGGGGCGGCACAGGGAACGAGGCGGCAGGGTTCGGGTTCGGCCTCTCGGTGAAGTTGGGCAACGCGGCCAGCGAAGTCGAGGAACGTTGCTCCATAGACTTTGTCCTGACCAACGCCACCAACGGCACCGAGGCCACCGAGATCAACTTCAACGTCATGGCCGCAGGGTCAATGGTAGAGAGGGCATCCATAGACGCCAAGGGTATCACCTTCGCCTCAAGCGTCGTGTCGTCCTCCGGGGTTGATGAGGTATCGATAGGCGGTTACGACGTGGCGGTGGGACATCGGACGCTGGCGGTATCCACCGAAGAGACGGTGGTCGCGGGCACTACTCAGGCACACGCGGGATATGTCACCGTCTGCTGGAATGGGGCGACGGTTCACCTGGCCCTATGCACAACGTAAAGGAGATTTGAATGGCATACGAAGTAATCGTCACATCGGCCAACAAGACGGTGGCGACCATGGACGCCGTGGCGACTCTGGTCGGCAAGATTCAGACGGCCTTTGGCGTAGAGACCCGGATTGAGGTCTTTGAGGTCAAGGCGACCTATGACGGCAAGACCGCTGCCGCCAAAGAGGTCGGCACGATGCGGAACCTGGTCGCAACCTACCCGGCGGCATAGGAAGGAGACATATGCAGGACATGGAGAGGGAAGCAGAACAGATCACCGACGCCGAGAACCTTGAGGACGTGGAGCTGGGGCTACCTGACGACGCGATAGTGGCGGTCTACGCCTCCGAGAGGCTTCAGTGCGCCCGGTCGTATCAGATTCTCACCGCTCGGCTTCAGACCGTTGAGGCGTCGGTGACGGCCAACAAGTCTGTCGGCAACAAGTCGGCGGCTGACAAGTTCGAGAAGCAGGCCCAGGAGATCGAGGTTGACCGCAAGCACTGTCTGAGGGGCATCAAGACTATCGACAAGGCTTGCCCCAAGGCCAAGGCCAAGATGCACGAAGTCCTCGCGCAGATGAAGTAAATGGGTAACACCGGCTGGGAGGCACCGATCAGGGCGGCGATAGCCTACAACGCCGAACACGCCAACGACAAGGATGGCGACGACGGATATTGCCCGGTCTGCGCCTATCGGCTGGATGAGAAGAACAGCAAGAAGCATTGCCCCTTCTGCGGGTGGCTAGATGGTTAGAGTCAGCGACGGCATGGGCGTCCGGGCCTCAGTGGAACATAGAAACAAAAGGGGGGAGTTGGTTTCCATTCAGAGGAACTTCGATAGATTCCCCGCCTACCACGCCTGGAGAGCCAAGTGGTGTGAGCAGCACAGGACAGCATATTCACCAAGAGGATTCCGCGAGGGGAAGATAAACCCCCTCACGATTTCATTCGCGGCTCTATTGAAGATTCAGGAGGTTCTAAATGGCATTAGGCGATAAGAGTCCCACTTCTGCACTGTACGCATGGACGGCGACACTCCTTACCAGCTACTCGACGTGGTACTTCGCGCTCGAGGAAAGCTCGAACATGAGCACCGGCTACGGTGTGACCACGAACGCACTGGTGGATGAGGCGACCGGCGCGGGCCTGACTCGGGCTGACGGTGTGGCCACACTCTCGATAGTCACCACCTCGACCACGAACGACACCGCGCGGGCGACCGCGACCTTCACCGCGGCCTCGACCACGACTGTCCACGGTCATGCGGTGTGTTCGACGGCCTCGACAGCCACGTATGACGTTCACTCGTGGTATTGCTACGCGGCGCCGGTCCCACTTGAGTCCGGCGACACGCTGACCTGCACCAACGATCATGAAATCATGCTTGGAGTCTAGTTAGTGTAACCATCGGGAGGGAACTATGGCAGATGCACTCAAAGTACTAGGCGCAGCCGCTTTGACGACGGACTTCGCTGACATCTACAAGCCCGCGGCAGGGGCGTCTGCCATGGTCTCATCCTTCCGGTTGGTCAACACCTCGACTTCAGCGGCGACGGTAGTCTATGGGGCGGTTGGTGCCTCGACCTACTACATCATTCCCAAAGCCTTGAATCTAGCGGCGTGTGAAGCCTACGTGGACTCCGACGCCATAGCCTTGGATTCCTCGCAGAACATGAAGTTCTGGGCAACCCCGGCGACTGTCCATTGCACGATCTTTGGAGTTGAGCATACCTAATGCCGATCACTGCACGGGGTAAGTACACCACGGGGCCAATCGTCTCTGACGGGTCTTACTGTTTCGGGCACATCACCTCTGGCGGGGACTGGCGCCTGAGTGGGTCATTCGATGAGTCGGCCGTTCCCCTGATAGGGATCAAGCCCGTGGTCGACAGGGCCACGACTTCCACCCGTGAGGCCGTCCCATTGATGGGCGTCAAGCTCTTTGGCTACAGGGGGCAGATATACAACATGGCGGTGACCATCCTTCAGGGCGTCAAGGTCGCCATGTCCCGCGCCGTGACCACCACCAGAGACGGCATACCATTGCTAGGCATCAAGCCTGTGTTCTCCCATCCCTTGACGGCGACTCGTGGAGCACTTTCAAAGGTGGGCGTGAAACTCTCAATCTCTCGCCTTCCCGCCTTGATCCGTGACGCGCTCCCCAAGGTGGGGGCCAAGGTGACAGCGGACAGGGCGACTACCGTGACCAGAGACGCGATTCCCAAGACGGGCATCAAGCCGGTGTTCTCCAGAGTCATCGCGACTACCAGGGACGCACTGTCGAAGGTGGGGGTGAAGCAGATTGTGGATAGGGCGATTGCCCTAACGAGGGACAGCCTGACAAAGATGGGCGTCAAGCTCATCGCCGACAAGGCCGCAACCATAGTCCGAGACTCCCTGCCGAAGCTAGGCGTCAAGGCCATCACTGACCGGGCCATCACTACCACTCGCGACACTCTCTCAAAGCTCGGACTCAAGCCAGTGCTCGACCGCACCGCCGTTCTGGTGAGGGACATGCTGACGAAGGTGGGCGTCAAGACTATCACTGAGAGGTCACTAGGCATCGTCAGAGACGCGCTGACCAAGCAGGGCGTGAAGATGGCCGTGGACAGGGCGATTGCACTAGTCCGAGATACCATCCCGAAGGTGGGAGTCAAGGCGATCACTGATAGGGCCGTGACCACAGTGAGGGACACCGTCCCGAAGATAGGCGTCAAGCCGGTGTTCAGCCGAGCGTTCACCATGACGCGGGACACCATCATCAAGGTCGGCATCTACCTGGACAGCCTGGAGATCCCCTATCAGGTGGCGACCATGGCTCTCCATGCCCGAGACATGACTACCAAGCTCCACGCCAGAGCGCTCTCCGTGGGCCTGCACGCCCGATCAATAATCACGAAGCTGAGGACGAAAGACTGATGGTTCATGTGACGATAGGCAAGGGTGACAAGGGATATGAACTCGTCCTGACGGTCACGGACTCGACAGGATCGGCAAGAGACCTGAGCCTCTACACGGTGGCCCTCCAGTGCTGGAAGCCGTCAGCACCCGACACCTACATCGTGAACGCGGCAGGCGCATCTACAGCGCCAACCACGGGCATTGTCCACTACACCCTGGCCTCGACTGACTTCACTTCGGCGGCTTACTACGAGGGGCAACTGGTCCTCTCGGCGGCGGGCCTTCAGGACACGGTTGAGACCTTCCTGATCGCGGTCCCCGGAGGAACCTACTACACGTCGATTGCGGAGTTGAAGGACGAGTTGAACATCACCGGCTCGGACCATGACTACCAACTCCAAGGGCTTGTCTCGCAGTCGCAGAAGTTCATCGACTCCTATTGCAAGAGGACGTTTGTCCCCGGCACCGCGGGGGTGGTGAAGTATTACGATGGCGCGGAGTCTCCGCTCTGGATTGACGACTGCACTGCAATCACAGCTATTGCTTTAGACGAGGAATCAGACGGCACGTGGTCAACATCCATGGCGGCGACGGACTGGCTCCTGAAACCTTACAACACCAACCCGAAGACCATGCTGGTCCTGAGTCCTAACTCTGACTATGGCTCGTTCTGCTCCGGAGTGACGAAGGGCGTCAAGATCACCGGCACCTGGGGATATGACACCACCGTCCCTGAGGACATCCGGAGGGCGGCGATCATTCAGTGCTGTCGATGGTTCAAGCGGGCAGACACGGCCTACGCCTCCGCTCTGGGGCCGACTGAACTAGGAGTGATCCAGACATTCTCGGGTCTGGACCCCGATATCAAGATGATCCTGTCGAATGGCGACTACGTGAAGACACAGTGGGCGAGATAGATGGCTGACGCAGAGTTCAAGCTTGAAGGCATTGAGGAACTGGTGACCAAGAATGGCCGACTCGTCATGGAGATGGGGCCGATCGTGAGGGAATTATTGACCAAGTGCGCGCTGACTGTAGAGAGGAAGGCCAAGATAAATGCGCCCGTCTCTCCCGGTGGTGGGCGCCTTCGATCTTCCATTACGCATCAGGTTGGGCCAGGGCAAGTCCCTGAATGGGCAGAGGCTGGGACGAACGTCAACTATGCCCGTCCAGTTGAGTTCGGCACACTATCGAAGTGCATCGACCCCGGGAGCGCCAACAAGGGGAGGCCCGGCGGCATGGAGCCACGGCAATACATGGCGAGGGGTTTCAAGGAGTCCGAGCCTGACTTCGAGCAGTTCGTTGACGAGGCCACCAAGAAGATCGAGGAGACATGGCAGTAACAGGGAATCTCGGCGGAATCAAGGCGGCGATCTGCACCGCGCTCAGGACGGTCACGACCCTGAAGAGGGTCTACGACCATCTGCCAGCCTCTATCAATGAGACGCCATGCGCCTATGTCCTCCCCAAGTCGGGTACGTTCCACATGGACGCGGGGACGAACATGACTCATCGATTGGAGGTCTCCATCCTCCTGAAGCGGATAGGCGATGTGGAGGACGCGCAAGAGGCGCTAGACGACTATCTCGACGCCACGGGGACCATCGCGGCGGCCATCGAGTCAGCGGCTCTGGGAACCCACGCTCACGCGCTCATGGTTGAGGGATATCACGACTACGGGGGATATGAGTTCCCTGTCGGGTCGCAGCAGTATTTTCTAGGTGTCAAATTTTCGGTTTTAGTGATTGCGTAACAAGGAGGCTATATGGCCACAGCGCTCAAGAAATTCGGTGCGGACCTAGTATTCACAATCGACTCAGCGGGCAGCGCGACAGCATCTACGGAGGTCGATATCTCCGCATGGGTCATGTCAGTTGATGGCCTCCCGGGGGACCGCGAGATGGCAGACGTGACCTGTGGAGGCGGGGCGAAGGCACATCAGTGGCTCGTCGGCATGAAGGCCGCAGACATCAGTTTGGAGTGCCTGTTCGACCAGACTGATGGAAGCGCCTATGACGTGTTCTGTTCCACTGATTACGGCTACCACCTGGACACCGCCTCGCGGACCTTCAGTTATGGCCCTGCGGGGAACACGGCGGGCTATCCCAAGTTCACCGGGGAGTGCAAGGTCAAGAGTGTGACGGTCCCGGCGAAGCCCCTTGAGCCAATCACCTTTTCAGTGAGTTTGGTCCTGGACTCGACCCTCAGTGTGGGAGTCTGGACGTAGGAGGATAAATGGCAACAGCAGGTAAGCAGTTCGGCAGTAACCTCGACTTCCGCATTTCGGCGGCGGCCAGCTCGGGGAACTCAACGGGTAATTGGGTCAACATCTCGGCCTGGGTGATGAGCGTTGACGGCCTCCCGGGGGACCGGGAAATGGCGGATGTGACGTGCGGCGGCGGCGCCGTAGCGCATCAGTGGTTGGTGGGAATGCAGTCGGCGGACATCTCCCTGGAGTGCCTGTTCGACCAGTCAACCGGGTCGGCGTATGACGTACTCCACAGTTACGGCTCGGACACCTACCATCGCCACTGGGTCTACTACCCCGTGGGGGCTTCCTCGGGCTATCCGATGTACCACGGGCAATGTTGGGTCAAGAGCCTGGTCCTCAACGCCAAGCCGCTTGAACCCATGACCATGAGCGTATCCCTCGTGCTCGATAGCACGATCACGGTAACAACCTGTAGCACGTAGAAAGGGGGCCTATGAGCCAGTTTTTCATTGAGAGCGAGACGGAGAAGGTGGAGTTCCCTGATGGGGAATGGATAGACCTCAAACAGGAACTCGACCAGGAGGACCAGGACGCCATCGCCGGGGCGATGCTGAAGCTCAAGGGGAAGGACATCGAGATGCAGGTGGGCCGATTGATACTCCTCGAGAGGATGGTGGTCGCCTGGTCCTTTGATGCGCCGATCAACAAGTCGACCCTGTCAAAGCTGCGGAGGAAGTATAGAGAGCCTGTCCTGGAGAAGATCAACGACCTCAACTCCGCGGCCTTTGAGTACGTCACAAAAAACTAGATGGGGGCATCTTCCGCAAGCCGATGCAGCGCCTTCTCAAGGGCGTGGACCGCGACTCGGAGGATGCCCGCAGGTACAGGCGCTTCCAGATCATGAGAGAGATGCACTGGAACCTCTGGGAGTACAACCGCACTCCGGCCTCAGTCATTGAGGAAGTCTGGGCCTGGATCAAAACGGATAGGCAGATGGAACAAGAGAACATCGAGAAGGCGCGAGGCAAGAGGAAGTAGATGGCTGGCGACGCGAAACTGAACGTACTCATCGCGATCAAAGATGGTGCATCCAAGGGGCTTCAGGCTCTCAATAAGCAACTAACCGAAACCAAGAAAGAGGCTGAGAAGACTAAAGAGGCGTGGGGTGCATTGGCGAAGGCCAGTGCTGCACTTGGCGCGTCGGTCGTGGGTTCCTTCGGCCTCATGGTCAAGGCGGCGGAGTCTGATCGGCAGTCCTCCGCCAAACTCACGCAGATGCTCAAGAACGTCGGCGTGGCCTATGACGATGTGAAAGACTCGCTGGAGGCCAACATCAAGGCCACCTCCAGGAAGACGGGCATCTCTGACGAGGCACAGCGTGACGCGCTCTCGCAGTTGGTCATGGTGACCGGCTCCTACAAGAAGTCTCTTGACGCACTGCCCGCGGTTCTGGACTTGGCGGCGGCTAGGGGGATGGATGTCTCATCCGCAGCCGTGACCATGGGGCGAGCCTTGAACGGCGACACTGCCATTCTGAAGCGGTACGGCATCGCGGTCAAGGACGGCGCTAGTGCTACCGAGGTGCTGGAGGCAGTAACCAAATCCTGCGGCGGGGCAGCGGAGGCCATGGCGTCACCGTTCGCTATTCTCCAGAATGAAGTGGGCGAGATGGGCGAGGCGATAGGCAGTTTCCTTTTGCCCGCCCTTTCCAAACTCGTGGAGGCATTCACCACTGTCGTCTCATGGGTTTCGTCGTTCATCTCGAACAGCGGGGCATTCGGCCAAGTGCTGACCGTCATGATCGGAGCGGTCGGAGTCTTGGCTTTGGGTGTAGCCGCCTATTCAGCGGCGATGCAAAGCGCGGTCATCGCCCAGATGGCACAGACGGCCCAGATGATTATCGGCGCGGCGGCGAGTGTAGCCAAGACGATAGCACAGGTCGGTCTGACCGCTGCCGTGGGTGCCTACGCTACAGCGTTGTGGGTGGCCGTAGCGGCTGAGTTGGCGGCGCTGGCCCCCCTGGCCCTGGTGGCCGCAGCCTTCCTCGCTGTGGGCGCAGCGGTGGCCGGGGTGATCGCGGGGATAGGTTGGCTGGTAAGCAAACTAGGCGAGGGCGGCAGTGCTAGCGATATCTACAAGGGGCAACTCGCATCGCTCGAAGCGGAGATGGGCAACCTGAAGGCCAAGATCGACGAGGTCAAGGGCAAGATCGATGAGAAGAAAGGCAAGCTCCAGGAACTAGAAGCGGAGTTGGCGTTCGTCAAGACCTACATGGTTGACGCCTTCGGCATCTCGCGGGTCGAGGACATCAACGCGCTCAAGGCGGCACTGGAATCGCAGCAGACCACCATCGAGGCGCTGGAGACGGCCATAGGTGCCGCCAAGCGTGAGCTGGAAGGATTCTTGAACCCCAAACTTGAGGGCATGAACGCCGCCGATGCCGAGATCGATCGCGTATCCGGCAACATCGACGTGCTGAACCTCAAGAAACTCCTCATCCAGGCGGGTGCTGACACCACTGAGGTAGACGCTAAACTGGCAGCGTTGGACTTGGCCGACGTGGATTTCACCGTCTCCGCCAACATGGAGGGCATAGACGCGGCGATAGCCAAGGAACAGCAAGCCTATGACATCGCCGTACTAACCCGCGATGTGACGTTTGAACCCTTGGTTACGCAGATCAACAACGCAGCAGAGGCGGCCCTCGGCATGAATACCGAGATGGCCCCCCAAACCATACTGGACCGCATCCAACAACTGACGACTGATATCAACGGCAACGAGACTGCATTGCAGGGAGTCCAGACGGCGGCGGGGTTGACGCAGAGCGCCTTGACGACGCTGGAGAGCATGGTTCAGTCGAACATAGACGAAACCGTCGGCAAGATCAAAGAGGAACAGCGCCAGATAGCCAACCTAGAAAACGATGCCCGCGACTATGCGACCGCACTCAACAGCGTGATTTCAAAGTGGAACAGCGTAAGGGACGCCGCCAATGCGGCAGCGTCAGCGGCGCGCGCGGCGCGCGCGGAGTCCTACGGAATAGCGTCCTGGTCGGTAATGAACCCGAATAACCCCAACTACGTTTACCGCGAAGGCATGGCCTCGGGCGGCATCGTCACACGGCCCACTCATGCCTTGATCGGCGAGGCTGGCCCGGAGGCGGTTATCCCCCTGAGCAAGGGCGGTCTCGGAAACACCTACGTCGTCAACATCTCCGCCGGTGCCTTCGTCGGCGACCGTGCGGGCGCAGATACGTTCGCGGACATCATCCTCGATTCACTGAGGACCAAGCAAAGGTATTCCTACGGGGCAGCGCAGTTCTAATGGCTGACGGAATCTACTGCTACGTCGATTGGGACAACGACGGGGACTGGGACTCGTCCTCTGAGGACGTGAGCGCCTATCTACGCTCCTACTCGATCAAGCGAGGCAAGGACTCCAATATGGGCCGCGCCCAGGTCGGGACGGCGCAGATCACCCTCAAGGACGTTGCGGGAACCTACATCCCATCCTCGACAGTCTCCACGCTGGCGGGGCTGATCGTCCCTGGCCGCAAGGTGAAGATCCAGCGCAACTATGGCGGGGTAGAGTACGTCCTCTTCACCGGCTACCTCGACGATATCCAGAACGACTACTCGGACAAGGTGAGAGAGGCGTACTTCAGTTGCACGGATGGGTCAGAGAGGTTCGCTAATATTTGCCCGCTAGCGGATGTCCGGAATTGGGCGGGCAACCCGTACATACAAGAAGACGTGTCGTCCGACACGATACTGACTGATGCTGCCAGCGAGATACCGGGATCGACGGCGATTATCGACGCCTCAACTTATGTTTATGACTATATATTCCCAGGAAAACTCTCGCTTAAAACGATGATCGAACGATTTGAGGATGCTGAAGGGGCATTCTTCTACATAAGCCGTAGCGGTGTATGGCGGTATGAGGTGGCAGCCTACCGCGCAACGTATCACTCGACCTCTGAATGGACGTGCCCCGGCACGGTTTGGCGAAGCCTGAAGATGTCGAATAACTGGAAGGATGTACTCAACAAGCTAAATATGCGCCATCTCCGCAGGGAGACACTGACAGGGTTCGAGCATCGCATATGGGAATACCCCACAGATTCAACTGCTGGTAACACCGTGATGGTAGAGGCCGGTTGTAGTTTCTCGGGGTGGGCCAGTCCATTTGTCGATACCAAGGGCGAGGTAACGAGTTCCAAAGGTCTCGGATTCTTTGACTATGTTTATTCGAGCTCAATGGGCGGTGGCGACTATCTGGCTACTACGTCTGATGGATGGGTACCTGATGATGAATTAGCCTTTGGCGATGCATCATATTACAGTTACGAGAACATCTCGACAGGGACGATGTACGTGACATCATTCTATAAGGGGGGTTTCTGGGGTGAAACCTACGGAGAGGCTCGAATTACATCAGAGGATACTGCCAGCCAAGATACCTATGGACTGAGGGAGAAAACGCTTGAGCTGGAATGGGCACCAACTTCGAGCCAGATGCAGACCATCGCCGATGCTAGGGTTGCGGCCAAGAAGGACGCCACGCCCACCTACGTCGTCGAACTCGTCCCCAATTCCTCAGACGCCCTGACTCACGCCCTCGACCTCGATATCAGCGACCGCTTCACCCTTCAGGACTCTCGCATCTCCCTCTCGAGGGATGTCTACATAGATCAGGTACAGCACCAATGGTCCGTCATGGACGGCGTACACCACACCTACTGGACGGTATCCTGCGCTACTTAGGAGAACTATGGGAAAGATACTGACGAGGACTCCGAATCAGCCGACGTATGGGGCCGTGAGGGGCGCTGACTACGTGATTGCGGCCTCAAATGCATCGGCCATCTGGAAAGCGCAGGCCAACTACGTGATGAGCAGCGGTGAGGATATCGGGGCCAAGGCCACGGCGGTCATGGCTGGACTTGACTCATCCTATGGTGGGGTGCTCCTGTGTTCTCCTGGCTTGTTCAATCAGGCCACGCCGGTCTACTACCCCGACCTCAATTTCATCACCCTCAAAGGCTGCGGGCCAAGTTCCACCACGTTTCAATTGGGCGCCAACGCTAACTGCGTCATGGTCGCCAAGGCCACGCCGGGGACCACGAGATACCGCAACCGCATCAAGGGCATAGGACTTGATGGCAACAAGGCCAACAACGCGACGGGAACCTACGGCATTGATGCGACCGGCATGGAGTCTTTGGTTGTCAGTGATGCGCGCATCTACGATACCAAGAGCCACGGGCTATACAATGACTCCACGGCGGGAGTCAACCTAACGAGGGTCAAGGCCGTATCGTGTGGCGGCTACGGATATTACGTCTACCGCAGTGCAGGGTGGCTCTTGGCCAACGTGTCCACTTCTAGCTGCGCTGGGGGGGGTATCTACTTCCGAGAGGCTTACGAGTGCTCCGCAACCAATCTCGGCCTTGACCAGGATAGTGGTAGCCATTCGCTCTACATCGGCGGCAGCCAGCGGATTCACGTAACCAACTTCTTTGCCGCCCCGATGACGCAGTACATGGCCGGGGTCTTCTTCACCAACAGCCAAGATTGCGGAGTCTACAACGGGAGCATCTACTCCCCGGCAGGAGCCGCCGCTGATACAGTCGGCATCTACTTTTACGCCTCAAATGGGAATACGGTCGATGGCTGCGTGGCAGATGGGATAACGGTGGATGGCGGTCTCGCAGCCACTGTGCGGGGCTGGCGCGAGACGGCTGATGGAACTGGCACTATCAAGAACTGTAAACTCACCAATTGCACATTCCGCGATCTCACGGCTGTGCGCCATGCGTCCTCCAATACGCGGAGCGTGTGGTGTATGGGAAATCAGGGGTACATCGCCCCCGGTGAACGCCGCAGTTACGCCAACGCCCTCACCCCTGCCGCCTCTGGCGCGGTGGGCTTCTACTGGAACAACCCCGAGAAGCAGGACATCCTCATCAAAGAGGTCCTCACAGATATCACCACTGCCTCGACAGATCCCACAGCGGCCATGAGTATCGGGATTGCCGACTCGTCCAGCGGGACCAACGCCGGGACGGAGTTCTCTGAGGGTATCCCCACGGACGCGACTGGGATACACGTCACTGATGCGGCCATTCTCTGTGAGGACTCCACGAACGCAACGGACGCCTACGTGGTGGGAATCTACGTCACGGAGGACAGTACCAAGCTCGCGGGATCCTACCACATAACCTACGTCGGGAGATAGCATGAGCAAGAGATACCTTCGTCAATCCCTGATCGCCTCTTCAAGCGCCAGTGTCGCCGGTGGACTGACGACTCAGATCAAGAAGTTCTCCCTGAACACCAGCGTCCTAGACCACGACTACTCGGGGGAAACCCTGGCCGCGACCGCGCATGAGGCGATAGCCATAACCGATGTCTGCTTCATGAACAGTGACGGAGAATGGGCCATAGCCGACGCCTCGACGGAATCCACCGCGGCGGGACTTCCCGGTATGGCGACTGCGGCTTCCACAGCGGGCGGGACGCTCATCTGCCTCACGGACGGATTGATGCGCGACGACGACGGATTCGGCGGCGCCATGACGCCCGGAGTGACCTACTACCTCTCCGAGACGGCAGGCGATATCACCTCAACCAAGCCCTCCACCACGGCAGCGGTTGTCCGGCCTGTGGGATACGCCCAGGCCGCTAGGGTGTTCCTCTTTAAGCCCACCCCGTACTACCACGAGGTGACCACGTAATGCCTCTTGACTCGATCTCCGGGGGGTTGATCTCCCCTAATAACTACGAGTTCCGATGCGACGGAAGCACCAAGTGGGGCAAGGTCCGCGTGGGCGGCGGCGCCTCCGTGTTCGTGCCCAAGTTGACCTTTGGCGCCTGGGATGAGTGCCAGATAGAGTTGACCCTAGATGCCAACGTCACGGGGCAGATCAGGAAAAGCCTAGTGGAAAACGCCGATGGCTCCATTGAAGTGGGCAACGGCAACTTCAGTTTTTGGTATTTGCCCGTGGGCATCAGGCCCGGGTTCAACGATGAGGGCGGTCTAGATTTCATCCTGACGCTGAAAAAGAAACCTCCGGTCAACGTGCTTCCATTCCTCTTCAATCAGGTTGGCGTGGTGGCGGGCCTTCAGCCGTCCCTGGCGACACAGTTCAGCCTGGGCTGGAATGATGAGTTTCAGGACGAGATCGTGCATGTCAGCGAGACGCAGGTCATAGGCGCCTCGGGTACGATTTGGGTTCACTGCCCCGAGTACGTGCCCAACTCCATCGCGTTCTACCACTCCTCCCGCGCTGGTGAGTTCACGGATCGGAACTACCGCACCGGCAAGATCGGGCACCTGTACCGCATGAAGGCCACAGACGCGGCTGGCAAATGGACATGGGCAGACTGGAGCTTGGATGGGAACAGCATCAAACTGACCTGCTCTCCGGAATTCCTCGATGGCGCCACCTATCCGGTTATCGTGGCCCCGGCGGGGGATACGTTTGGCTTTACAGCGGTCGCGGCCGTCGAAGAGGCCCTATTACAGAACACCATGCGCGTCCTGTACGGCACTCAGCCGTCAAGCGCCGGGGTGGTTACGACTATCCATGTACACGGCGACAGCTCGAGCGGAAACGCGGTCTATTTTCGCCCGATCATGTACCAGACAGTGGCCAATGGCGGCGCTCGTATGACCTACGGCGCTGGGCAGGAAGTTACCTCAACTACCGCTGCATGGCTCAACATGGATGTCACCGGGGTGGCAATCGCGTCAGGCACCGAATACTGGCCCGGCGTATGGCTAGGCGGAGCTAACTACCCTGACCTGATGTATGACAACCTCTCGAGCGCGGGCCTGCACCGGATGTCACAGGCATACAGCGGAGAGGATGTCCCGCCAGACACGTGGTCAACAGGTTCCACTCTCGCGGATAGGCGGTGGTCCATCTATGCCACCTACACCACGGGATGGGCGACGATTACGAAAGTCCTTGGAGGGAGCAGTGCGAACATCACCAAGGTTCTCGGGGGGTCTGTGTCGAACATCACCAAGGTGCTCGGAGGTGCGGTGTGATGCGCTACGTGGACCTTGAGCCCGGACGCCTCACCAACCTTCGCTGCGCCCGGTGCCTCGAAATGACTCAGCACATCTTGAGCGAAGGCGACGACGGAAAGGAACACTGGTTCTGCCTTTGTGGACTAGCCACCGATGGCAAGGACCGCCAGCATGGGAAGACCGAAGGGGAAGTAGTATAGCAAGGGCCCCCGAAGGGGCCCGAGAAAGGGACCGCAAATGCTCGTACCATCCACGGCCCTCAGAAAAAGGATACCACTATGAGCCCCGACGATGTCAAAGCCCTCCATGAGAAGATAGACGCTCTCACCGATGCATTCCACGCCTCAGCGGAACAGCGGGCAGAGCTCGCCACCGAAATGAAAATGATGTGCGCCAGCCTCCACGCCCTGAATGATGCGGTCATGGGCGACAACGGCATCCGGGCACGATTGACACGGGCCGAGGGGAAGATATCTGTTGGTCAGTGGTTCCTCATGACGATCGGCGGGGCCTTCCTGGTCTTACTGGTGGCCGGCATCTGGCAAATAGCGACGAGAGTGTAAGGGGGATCATGCTATATGGAACAGCAGCCTACACGGGCGCCAACCCCATAGGCGGGGGTGAGGGATACGTCTCACAGTACACGGCGTCTATGGCGCATGAGGCCGCCGAGTCATGGACAGACCTCAAGAAGCTCGCCAAGGAGATGGGGGCGCAGAAGGAAATCTGGCTCCCCCATGACCTCACCATGCCCTCCGGTGACGATCACCCGACCTTCAACCCCGGCGTGATCCTGGCCTCTAACCGGGGCGTGAACGGATCTCCCGGGGCCAAGATCAAGAACCCCTACACCGTCGGCGGCTCGGGGAACTACATGAGCCCCATCGCCTACTTCTCATCGAACTGCGTCCTCTCCGGCCTGACCCTTGAAGGGCCGGGTTCATTTGCCGCAACCACTGACGCCCGCACCAATGCCGCGGCGCGCATGGCCAGCGGCGCGAGGCGCGTCGAGATCGAGAACTGCGAGCTGCTCAACTTCTTTCAGGGTGGCACCTACATCCCGGGCGGGTGCCCTGACCCTTGGAACTCTGATGCCCTGACCGGGCGCCACTGGATTCACCACTCCAAGATTCACGGTATGCAGCGGCATGGCTTCGGCTACGGCGTCCAGGTGGAGAGCGGAGGTTCGTTCCTCTGCGAGGCGTGCATCATCTATGACTGCCGGCACCTCATCTGCGCCTCACAGACGGCAGGGACCGCCAACTTCGGCAACTGCTACGAGCTGCGCTTCAACATCTTCGGGGAAGCCTGGTATCGCTACTACGGGACCGGCCCGCTCCACAACAACCACCAGGTCGATTGCCACGGGTTCGGGGCCAGCTCTGCCGGTTGGGCCGGGGGATACCTCTGGATTCACCATAACGATTTCGAGGCCAACAACACTTACGACGACGCGCCCAACGTCTCCATCCGTGGCATACCGCACTATGAATGCCGAGTGTGGGCCAACCGGACGCGCTACCTCCACAACGGGCAGTCAGGCGTGTTCGGCGAGACTTCGCTCAATCCGGCCTTCACCCTGCGGGCCTCAGACGGCGGAGCATGGGACGGCGAGAACAACCTCTCGAAGTACAAGATGTATGTCACGGACAACCAGTACGGCGATTGGGATACACCCGCCGAGCCCCCTGACGGGCCGCCCATCGAAGTCAACACGTCCGATCTCCGGGTGACCGGCCTGGAGACATCCCCTGTGGCCGTGGGCGATATCTACACCATCACCGCGACAGTGACCAATGTCGGTGACGGGCCCGGATCGGCAGACATCGTGATCGGCTACATGGCCGGATCGACCAAGCGCCCGCTCTTGACACAGACGGTGGATCTCGAGGCCGGGGAGTCTGCCGCGGTAACCCGGCAGGCAACCGCCACCACTGCCGGGGACTGGACGTTCTACGCCGGTAGCCTGACAACCATCCTCAGTGTACTCAATGGAATGCTCGTAACAACGGAGGTGTCCAATGCCTGACATTCAGATTGTCGCCAACATCGATGTGCTGATCGAGATGATATCCGCGACTGTGCGGCAGGTGACGTTCACCGTGGTCCGCAAGACTGGCGCAACGCCTCTCCCGGGCGCATCCATATCCATGGGCGGGTTGACCGCAGTTACCGGGGATGACGGGAAAGCCGTCGTCGGGCCACTTGAGACGGGCACGTACACCTACACCGTCACTTGCCCTACCTTCCTCGACGTGACCGGGGAGTTGAGCCTGTGATGGACAGTTGGGTGATTCCTGCGGCGATCATAGCAGCCTATGAGGGCGGCGCCCTGGCCATGATGTTCTACCGCTGGCTGGCCTCCGGGGAGGAGTTCAACCGGCGCAAGTTCCTTGCCACGTTCATTGTCACCCTCTACGTCTCGGCCAATGGACTAGTCGCTATCCTGGCCCGCCAGCCCGAGATAGATTCGATCGGGCTGATTGCCTTCTGCATCATGGCGATTCAGGCCGGTTGGGGTACGGTCTACGGATTCCGCGAAGGGGCGAAGGCGCTAGGCAAATGATACTCTTCGCCACCGACCCGCACATCAAGGATGACGCCCGGCTGGACTTCATCCGCTCCTGGTGCCGCTACGTCACCGGGGCGCGGCCTGGCACCCTCATCCTTGGTGGTGACTTCTATGACCCGTGGCAAGCACCCTGGCGGGATATCCTAGCCCTCCGGTCATGGGCCGAGGTCCAGACCATGATCCGCAACCGGGCTGACGCGGGATACCTGACCTACTACATCCGGGGGAACCATGACCACGACTGCCCGCAGATAGACGGCGCCGAGATGGTCAACAAGGTTCTCCTCGACGGGTGGGAGTTCCGGCATGGATGGGAACGCGACCCGGTCTGGAAGTACGCCGGGATATCTCGGATCGCCTTCTGGATCGCTGACCACTGCCCGAGCCTCATGCTGCCCATCTACAAGATGCTGTACCCCACTCCGGCGCAGACACTACAGGCTGTGTCCAAGTCCCCGCTTGACGCGCTGGAGGTAGCCGAGCGGTGGAACCTCCATACGGGCGGGATACATCTCCTGTGGAGACAGCACGCGGACAGCGTAGGGCGGCGGGTCTGCATCGGACACAGTCATTGTCTGTGGGTGGACCCGCTTCTATGCGACGGCGGCTCTCTGGCCTACGGGCAATGGCTGGAGATAGGGGAAGGCGTCGAAGTCAAGACGCTGAAAGGTGGCGAATGACTCCTGCGGAAGTAGCCGACAAAGCAGGGACAAGTCCGGCGTATGTCTGGAGAGTCATCCAGGGGAAGCAGAACCCCAATCAAAGGTTGATCCCGTATCTCAATCTCTTGGACCCCAAGTCGAAGGACATGTACTTCGCCCAACGGCGCAAGGGACTCCACGAACATCTCAAGACCGCGCGTGAACTCGATGAACTGGTAGCCTATCACTGCGACAACCCCACCGAGCTATTCGTCGAAATCCCCACGGACAAACCTATTGCCATCTGCAACTCCGCAGACTGGCACATCGGGGAACCAGGCTGTGACTATGGCCAGTTCGAGAAGGACGTTGATACCTGGGCCTCGACGGATGGCCTCTATACCGCGTTCGGTGGGGATGGAACGGAGAACATCATCCAGGCATCAAAGGTCGGCAGTAGCCAGAACCAACTCCCGATAGCCGTCCAGCGGGGCATCATCGCCTTGGCCTACAAGCAGTGCGCCCCTCGCAACCTCTATGTCTCGACAGGGAATCACAACTACTGGTCCACCTTGGCGGTCGGTGAGGATTGGGACGCGGAGATCGCCCAGAGATACAAGCTGGTCTACACCAAGCACGCGGCGATGATCTGGCTCAAGGTGGGGAAGCAGACCTATCCCATCCTCCGGATGCACAAAGGCCGCTTCAACTCGTCGAAGAACCTCACGCATACCTGCAAGACGTATCAGCGAGACTACTTCCCTCAAGCGCGGGTGATCGTCGTGGAGCATGACCACGTTGCGGCGATGGAGCAGTATCGCTATGACGGCCAGGAGTGTGTGGCTATCCGGACCGGGACGTACGCCACAAAGTCAGACTTCGCCCTCCGCAATGGTTTCTTCGGGGCGCATGTGTCGAATCCTACTGTGGTCTACTATCCGGACAGGGACAAGATCGTGCCTTTCAAGATGCTGGAGGACGCAATCACCTTCCTGGCGGCGGTGCGCTGATGTGCTTCTGCGGCTTCTGTGGTGGCGTCTGCGGCCTGTTGACGGCCCTGCTGGTATCCATCCCTGTCCCCTGGTCGATTCTTACACTTTTCAGGAGGCGACATGATGAGTCGGGTAAAGGCGCTCCACCATGTTCCTGCTCCGACAAGCATCACGGTCGGCGGCAAGACATTCCAAGTAAGGATTGACGACTCTCAGACTGTCGCCCGTGGCCGGGATGGATGCTGTGACCCACTCACGGAGAGCATCTGCATTTGCTCTCATCTGCCCTCTGCGTGGAAGTCCTCTACCTATTTCCATGAGATCGTCGAGGCGGTCAACACTATCTGGCTGGCCGAGGCATTGAACCATGACGACATCGACCGCCTGGGAGAGGCCATCTATCAGGTGTTCACTGACATGGGCATCGAGATAGACTGGGCCTGACGCGGCAATCCCCACGCCGCTATTGACATACCCTATTGACACATAATGCAAGTGCACTGTATACTTGCACCATGGACACAAGAAAACGGGAACCAGTCATAGATGCCCAAGGCAGGCGCAGGGGTTACAAGGTGTGGACAGAATGCCCCCATTGTCAAGCGGGAAGGTGGGTGAGGGAGGATGCAACCCGCTCCGCATCATTCACGGGGTTCTGTCGCCGGTGCCATGCGCAGTACACTACTGGTCAATTTGACAAACATTCACGGTGGAAAGGGGGCATGCATAGTGATCGCGGCTATGTGGAAGTCAAGCTGAGAGGCGATGACCCATTCAGGGCGATGGCCAGGAAAACTGGCTACGTCAGGGAGCACCGGCTCGTAATGGCTCGCCACTTGGGGAGGCTATTGTTGCCCACTGAGGTGGTACATCACAAGAACGAGATCAAAAACGACAACCGGATCGAGAACCTGGAACTCCTGGAAACGGGTGTCTATCACTTATTGGATAGCAACGGGGGTCATCGCCACAAGGAGACTCCCCAGTGACCGACTACCAGACGTTCCTCGAAAGCAAGCGGCATACCGTCTCTGACTCTGGCGTGGCTGTCATGCCCGAGGCGGTACACCCCAAGCTATTCGACTGGCAGAAGCAGATTGTCTTGTGGGCACTGAGGAAGGGGCGGGCAGCGGTATTTCTGGACACTGGCCTTGGCAAGACATTCATTCAACTGGAATGGGCGCGGATACTCGGGCATCCCACGCTCATCGTCGCGCCCCTCTCTGTGGCTCGTCAGACCGTCAGGGAAGCACTCAAACTCGGCATGGAAGTGCGCTATGTGCGGGGCCAGAACGATGTCACCCCTGATCACAAACTGTGGATCACGAACTATGAGATGGTCGAGTCGTTCGACCTGTCTTGGTTTGGGTCCGTGGTCCTGGACGAGTCCAGTATCCTCAAGGCCATAGACGGCAAGACGCGCAAGAAACTGACCAGTCTCTGCCGGCAGACGCCATACAAGCTCTGCTGCACAGCCACTCCAGCGCCGAACGACTATACCGAGATCGGCAATCACGCGGAGTTCTTGGGCATCTGCACTATCCCTGAAATGCTGGCTACGTTCTTCATCAATGCCAACAAGGAACACACCCTCCAATATGGAGACGAGACATACCGCAAGAAAGGCTCCAACAAAGGCGGCACTGAATGGCGTATCAAGCACCATGCAGAGGAACGATTCTTTGAGTGGTTGTCCTCTTGGGCCATAACCATGACCAAGCCATCTGACCTGGGGTATGACGATGATGGATTCATTCTGCCGGAGTTGCGGCTGCACCCCGTATTCGTGGAGACGCAATACAAGGGCGATCAGCTATTCTTCACCGGGCTCCACGGCATCGCTGACCGCGCTGACACGCGGCGGTCCACACTGGACAAGCGGATGGATGCGCTGAAGGGGCTTGTTAATACCCAAGGTGAAGCCTATAATATTGGGCATGAACAGAAAAGAATACATGCAGCAGTGGACTCAGGATCACCGGGAACATATCAGGAATTATCGCGAGAAGACGAAGGACGCCCGGAATGCCAGGCGGAGGGAATTGTACGCGCAGGAGGAGTGGCGAAGAACAGCAGCGTGTCGGCAGGTCAGGGACTGGCAACTATCCAATCCGGTGAAACGAAGGGCTCAACGGCTCAAAAAATACAACCTGTCGGTCTTACAGTTCGCAGAGATAATGGAGAGGCAGCAACATCGTTGTGCAATCTGCGGGCACTCGGACATGAGCAGGCCCCTATACTTCCCGGTATTGGACCACTGTCATGCACAGAGGCATGTGCGCGGGGTACTTTGTCTGAACTGCAATCAGGGGCTAGGCAAGTTCAAGGACAATCCTCAACTATTAAGGAATGCCGCGGAGTATATAGAGAACAATGGGTCATCTGGTGCGGGCTAGATGCCGAGCAACGTGCAGTTGAGAAGTTATTGGGCGATGACTGTCTATCTATATACGGGATACTTCACCCGGACGAGAAAGAGCGGCGGCTACTTTCATGGCTAGACGGCGAGAGGCCTTTTCTGGTTAGCAAACCTCGCGTATGCGGATTTGGTCTCAATCTGCAACAGTCACACAAGATGGCGTTCCTGGGCCTGAATGATTCATGGGAGACGTTCTATCAGGCCGTTCGCCGGGAATGGCGCTATGGCCAGACGGAGCCCGTAGACGTTCACATCATCATGTCGGACGTGGAGGCCGAGATATACCAGAACGTCATGCGAAAGGATGCGATGGCCAAGCGGCTCAGGGAGAAGCTAATCGAGCAGATCAACAAGTATGAGAGGAAGGAATTGGGGATGTCTAGCGAATTGACCACGGACTATAAAGAGGTCGACCGGAAGGGCAACGGGTGGATGGCCATGATGGGCGACTCATGCGAACGGCTGAAGGAACTGGCCACGGACTCTATTGACCTGTCGGTCTACTCGCCTCCATTCGCTGACCTCTACACTTATACGGCCAGTGACCGTGACCTGGGGAACAGTCGGGGATGGGATGAGTTCTTCGGCCATTACCGTTTCATCATTCGGGAAGTGCTGCGGGTGACCAAGCCCGGGCG